AGCCAACCTCCCTGGGCGTCTGCCTGCACTCAATGCAAACGACCTGGGACAGCTTGTTACTGACTGGGGCACTTGGGCATCGGACCAACGTCTCGCCCCTGAGTACGAGCCAGGTCCCGCTGAGCCTTTTATCCCCAAAGCCGTTCCAGACTACAACACAGCAATGGGTCGCTACTACCAGGGCGCCTTCAACCCCAACGGAAGCCCCAGGGCGGGCTGGAACCCCGCAATTGCACCCAACGTTGCCAACGACCCCCTTCTTCGGGATTGGCTGGACAACAGCCTTGGCGGGCCCTCAAACTCCTACCAGGGCGGGTGGTACAACCCAATAGTTCCCACAGACGGTAAAAACTCTCGTAATGAGGTCTATGGCAAAGAGAACACGGATGCGCTCGACAAAAAGTACAACATCTACGCTTCTGGTGTTGTTGCCGCGGGTGCAAAGCCTGAGGAACTCACTCCTGAAACTTCCGACGTAGCTCCCATCTACATGGCTATTGTTGCGCCCGACGACCCCCAAGCTGTTATGACCTTGCTGTCCCTTGTCCCGGCCCACGCCAAAAGCACATCACCCGCCACCTACCGGCGTGAACCGGGCGAGTGGGTCAAGGACGACAAGCTTATGAACGACCTCAACAGCCCCACACCCCCGCCGGTGGTGGTGCTAGATAACATGTCTCTCTCTGCTGTCATCGAACAGATTGACGGCAAAGAGGTCACCCCTGTAGCTGCCTCAGCTGCTTTGAGCAATAATTTCCTGCTTCGTAGCATCATGGCTGCTGGTGGCGCTGACCGCAACAGGGGCAACGCTGAGACTTTGCGTCGCTACTGGACCGTAGGTAAGGGTGGTGTCAAGATTCGCTGGGGCACTGGTGGTGACTGGACCCGCTGTAACCGCTATCTCAAGAAGTACATGGGACCAAGGGCGAAGGGCTATTGCGCCCTCCGGCACAAAGAGATGACCGGTGTGTGGCCCGGGGACAAGCGAAACGCTGGCAAGAAAAAGTCCGTACGCGCCTCCGCTGAGCCTCAGATGGTGTCCCCGGAGATTGAGACACTAAAAACTACTGAAACTATTATCAGCGAGTTCACTCTGCGTGCCAGAGCCTACTCAGCAAAGTCTCGTCTTGTAGGTCGCTCAGGACCTACACCAGAGCTTGGGCAACGCGGCGCTCAGTTTGTCATCCCTCTCGTCATCCCCGAAGGTGTAGAAACCGGAGACGGTCGAATTTTCTACAAAGACTCTATCGACCTCCGGGTAATGCCTGTGCCCTTGCTATGGCAGATTAAGACTGGTCCCGGTCATGACGGCTCGGTTGTTGTTGGGCAGATTGTTCACATGGAGCGAGTGGCGGCTGGTATCGGAAATGGCTACGGCTACTTCGACACAGGGGATTACGGCGTAGAGGCTGAGCGTTTGGTCCGGTATGGGTTTATCCGCGGGGTCTCTGCCGACATGGACATGTTTGAAGAGGACGAGCCCGACGAGCCAGAAATTCCTGAAATTGACGCGGAGCTGTCTGAATCTGAAGTAACAGAAGAAGAAAAGTCCGATAAAATATATATTAGACAAGCCAGAGTTATGGCTGTCACGATTGTACCCAAACCAGCATTCCAAGAATGCTACATCCAGGTGGTCGAAGAGACCGATGGACTAGAGGAGGAACCAATGCAAGCAGACGGTATCTATGTCGACGGAGTCAATCCTTTGGACGCATCTGCGCTGGTCGCTTGCGGTGTGGTTGCGGGTGCTATCCCCGTGGCTCCCCCAAAGGCTTGGTTTGCCAACCCCAAGCTGAACAGACCCTCCCCTGTTGTTATCGACGATGAGGGACGAGTCTTCGGACACATTGCCTCCTGGGGAATTGACCACATCGGTATGACTGCCGGTACACGCCCCCCGCGTTCTCGTAGTCAGTACGCTTACTTCCACACCGGCTCGTTGCAGACCATGGAGGGGACTAACGTCTCTGTGGGTCAGCTGACGCTTGCTGGTGGCCACGCTGGCATGCAGGCGGACGCAGCTCAGGCTGTCCGTCACTATGATGACACAGCCTCCGCATTTGCCGATGTATTCGCTGGCGAGGACGCATACGGAATCTGGGTTGCTGGTGCTCTGCGCCCCGGTACTAGCCCCGAACAAATCCGTGCTGCCCGTGCATCGGCCCCCTCTGGTGACTGGAGGCCCATCAAAGGCCGCCTTGAGCTGGTAGCTGTGTGCCAAGTAAATGTCCCTGGGTTCCCCATTGCTCGTGCCCGTGTTGCGTCTGGTCAGATTATGGCCTTGGTTGCAGCCGGGGCTAGCACTTTGGCCCAGTTGAAGTACGACCCCCTGGCTGAGCTGACCGCAAAGGTCACCAGCCTCGAGACCGCTCGCTACGCCCCGGGTGCAGAAGCGGCCAAGTCCCGCTTCTCCGCCATGCGCCAGGAAGTTCTTGCTGCTCGCGCAGGCGAGCTATCAAACCGTGTGAAGGAAGCCAAAGAGTCTAAGAAGGGTGAGGAGGACGGCGACTGGGAATACATGATTCAGATGATGGATGGTGACCCTGAAGATGAATTAGCTGTTGTTTCCCGCCGTGTCCGTGAGCGTCTTGCTAAAGAAGGCAAGGCACTCCCTGATGGCTCGTTCCCCATTCGTAACGCAAACGATTTGCGCAACGCGGTCAAAGCATACGGCAAAGCTAAGTCCGGAGCCAAGGGTGCCGTTCGCAAGCACATCATGGTTCGCGCTAAGGATTTGAAAAAAGAGGACTTGCTCCCTCCCAGATGGAGTACTGCGTACTCTGCCGACGGCGAGGAAATTTCTTTGCGCGACCGGGCACTCACTGCTGCATCTACATTTGAGGCGCCGGTATCAGACATTGTCACTGATTTTCGTAAAAGAGCCGAATTAGCACTCAATTCTCTAAATTCGAAAGCACTTTTTTCAAAACAGAGTTTGACCGCTGCAGCCGAGGATGATGTGCTTGAGGACCTCACTCGTGAGGAAATTAAAGCTCTCAAGCAGGAAAAGCAGTCCCAGGACAACGAGGACGACGGCATAGTCAAATTTACCCCCGACACACAGCCCCGGGACGACTCTGGGAAGTTCCGAAAGGTGCTTGCCAGGCTGAAACAAGACCTTGGTGCGGTTGGTTTGCAACGTGTTGTTGAGAAAGTTCAAGAGGCAGAGAACCTCGACAACGCTGGGAACTACACCGCTGCGTCGCAAGCTGCCGATGATTTGATTGGAATTATCGACAGATTGGACACAAAAGCCCTAAATCCTGACTCTTTGGAGAATGTCCGAGAGAGCTCGGCGGAACTTGGCAAAGTTATTGCGAACTTGCCTTTTGACTTCGGAGCAGACGCTTCCAAGATTAGATTCAGCGATGTCCCTCCTGCACTCCGCAGTTTGATGGAAGACATGATTGACAAGGTCGAGCAGAAAATTGGTAAGGAAGATGCAGACATTGCGACCTCCGACCTGAAGAGTTTTATGTCCGGTGCCGACTATTACAGCCAGTCAGAGATATCATCTCAAATGTCTAAGTTGCTACGACTCCTAACATAATGTCCGTAAGGCATTAAAAATTGTACAATCACGCACACACTGAACCTGTAATATATAAATAGGTAGAGTGCCTCTGCGCCTTGCGCGTCCTTGAGTCCCTCAGCCTCGACTAAACAGCAAGTAAAGCAACCCCGCTTTACTGTAACTGCCCTAAGGAGGGACAGTGGACCAGATTAAAGAGTCGATGAATCAGCTCTCTGAACTAGATGACGCTCAAGTCAACGAACTTCAAAGTGCAATCATCGCCGAATTTGAGACGGTCGAATCAGAAGACCCTTCTTCACAAACAGTCGATGCTATGACATCGCTTGCCGACATGCTTGACGGTGTTCGAGGAGAACTCAAGCAGCGCGAGGCCGCAGTTTTGGAGCTCGCTACGCGAGCCACCGAGGCAGCCGCACGTGTACACGGTGAGACCGATAAGCCAGAAGAGGGCATGCCCTCCGAAGAGTCTGAAGCAGTGCCCGTCCCCGAGTCTGAAGCAGCAATGCAGAAAGACCCAGAAGATGAGACTGCCGCGGAAGAAGCAGCACCCGTCATGCCAGACGCCCCAGCGGCCGAGGCAGACGTACCTGTAACCCCCGCCCCCGAGGAAGCACCCGCTCCCGAGGATGAAGACGAAGAAAAGAAAAAGGCTATGTCTGAAGCGCCAACTGAAGTGAAGAAAACCTCTGAACTTTCGACCGAAGAAGTCACCGCCCCTGCAGAAGCAGAAGTAGCAGAAGTAGCAGCCGATGGGGCTGTTGCTGAGGTTGCCGAAGCCGAAGCAGACCCAGAAGGGGAAGCTGCCGAAGAAGGAGCATCCGATGAGGACGCATCCGTAGATGAGGATTCAGAAGCTGAAGCTTCCGTTGAGCCGACTGCGACTGCCGAAGCATCTGTGGATGTTCCCGCCGAGGCTGAAGCTTCTACTACAGAACCAACCGATGAACCAACCCAACCTGCAGCTGAACTTTCAGCGCAAGAAACTATGGAGGCACCCGTGACCGCTTCTGCAAACGCAGAAAACCTCGACCTCGAGGTCCCAGCGGACCGCCGAATGGAAATCAAGGAGTCTTACGCTCCCGTGGCAATCACGGCGGGTGCAGACATTCCTGGTTATACAGCCGGTAGTACTCTGGAAAGCATGGACACCGTCGCTGAGGCGATGGCAAAACGAATTCACTCGCTTCGGCGTGTGAATGGTGGAGATGGCGAACAGCACATTGTTGCTTCCGTCACGACCACTTTCCCCGAAAACCGTACTCTCGACAGCGATGCTGAGAGCAACTGGGCCAAAATCAATGAAGTAGTTTCCCCGGAAGCAATTACCGCCGCTGGTGGTCACGTTGCTCCCTTCGAAGCTCGCTACGAAATCTTCGGATTCGGCACAACCGCCCGCCCTGTGCGTGACGCGTTGCCTCGTTTCCAGGCTGACCGTGGTGGTATCCGCTTCATCACACCGCCCATTCTGGAAGACTACGAAGATGCGACTGGCGTCTGGACTGCTGCGAACGATGCTGCAGGTAGCCCCAGCCCCGCAACAAAGGCTAGCCTGACAGTAACTGCTGCCGGAGAGATTTCCGTCGCAACTGACGCGATTACCCTTCAGATGCAGTTCGGTAACCTCGCAACTCGTGCGTACCCTGAACTGATTGTTCGTCACAACGAACTTGGTCTGATTCAGCACGCCCGTGAAGCTGAAGTACAGATTCTCTCGAGAATCGGTACCCTGTCCACAGCCGTCACAACTTCGAGCCTCCTGGGCTTCGGTCGTGACTTCTTGGTCCAGCTCGGTCGCGCCGCGACTGCCTACCGGTCTCGCCACCGTTTGGAAGTTGACACTTCCCTTCGCGTCATCATGCCTTCATGGGTGAAAGATGCGATGGCAGCCGACCTCGCTCTCTCGATGCCTGGTGACAGCACTCTCAACGCTTACGCGGAGATTGATGGCTACATCGCGGCTCGTGGGCTCCAGGTCAGCTATACCCTTGACGGAAGCGTCTTCGGGGCTCAGGGTGCAGCCGCACTTCTCGAGTTCTCTGACACGTTCGTCTGGTACCTCTTCGCTGAAGGAACATTCTTGCTCCTTGACGGCGGAACCCTGGACCTCGGAATCATCCGGGACTCCACCCTGGTCGGAACTAACGACTACAAAATGTTCATTGAAACATTTGAGGGTGTTGCCAAGGTCGGTATCGAGTCGCTCGCTATCACTTCCACCATCAACGTGAACGGTGCAGCTGCGGCTCTCCGCGACACGCTCGGTGGGGTTGCTGCGGCGGTAATCGAGTACTAAACCCTAAGTAGCAACAGCTACTTCGTAACAACACAGCAACGCTCAGGACAAGCAAGGAGATATAGGAAATGGCACAATTCAGAGGAGTTTACCCCGCTGGAGAGCTATACCCTGCTCCTTGTGGCATCCTGAGCGTTGCACGTGTTGAAGAGCACAAAGGGAACGAGTACAACGAAGAGTGGGTCCGGGGGCTGGACCAAGAGTTTGACACCATGCCCTCGTACGTGCGCCTTCTCACCATAAACGACGCCGTGATAACTGACGGCGAAATGTCTGATAACCAGGCTGACGCCAGGCACCTCAGGTATGTACCTTTCTATATTGATGTCGAAGACTTCGCTTCTACCTTTGGTCTTCCTGGGCAGGACAGGTTCGAGAGAGTTCTCAAGGAACTTGAAGCTGTCACACAAAAAGCCCTTGAGTTTGAGTATTGGACCGGCACAGCCGCCCGGGGACTAATTAGTACTGGGCCAGACGTTTTCGACACCAACGAAGACAACATGTACTTGAGCAAGACCGGATCGTCAACCGTTCCCGCAACGGGCGCCTTTGCCCCGCACATCGCACTTATGTACCTAGAACAAGCAATTGCCGAATCTCCCACCGGTGAGTGTGGTGTTATCCACATAACTCGTGATATTGCTTCTTATCTGGGTAGCCGCCTTATCTATAAAAGAGGCGAAGATTCTTATTCGGGTCAGGTTATGACCCGCCTTGGGACCAAAGTTGTTATTGGCTCTGGCTATACAGGAGGCGGGCCTATCGGCACTGCCGGTGCTGCGCCGAGTGCCACTAACAAGTGGATGTACGCAACCGGAAAAGTTGAAGTCCACCTCGGTAAATCTGAAATTGTAAACACAACACCAGAAGGTGTAGATGCTACAATTAATAATATGACAATCAAAGCATTCCGCCCCGCGGCGGTGTTCTCTGAGCCCTCAATGCACTTCGCGGTGCGAGCGACAATCCCAACCACCTAACCAACAGAACTAAATTTAAGGAGCAATATAAATATGGCTACACAAGATTACGCAGCCAGCGTTCAAGGTGTGGTGATTCGTGTCACTCGGCTGGATGTTGCTGGAAACCTTCTCAACGAGCCTGGCGATTCTTACACCACTTCCGCATTTATGCGTGCATCGTTTACCCCTGAGTACGAAGAGGGCGACGAAATTGTTGAAAAGGGCGCCGACGGAACAATTTGTGTCTCGTACAAAGCCCCGGACACACTGAAGCGCATCACCATGGAAATCGCTATTTGTGAGCCCGACCCTGAGCTTACAGCGCTGATTTCCGGTGGTCTTCTTCTCCGCAAGAACTCCGGGACTTTCGGGTCCCCGGTCAACCAGAGCATTGGTTGGGCAGCCCCTAACGTCGGGGATGACCCTGCCGGTAACGGTGTCTCCATCGAGGTTTGGTCCTTTGCGGTGAAAGACGGCAAGCGTGCTTCGACACTCCCCTTCTTCTACTGGATTTTTCCCTATGCCAAGCTTCGTCAGTCTGGTGACCGCGTCATTGAGAACGGTCTTCTGGCTAACACGTTTGAAGGCTATGGCCTCGGTAACGCTGAGTTTGGGACCGGTCCTGCTGGCAACTGGGAATTCCCCATTGCAACAGAGCGCCCCTACAGCTACGCACGTGGCTCTACGGCACCCCAGGGTCTCAGAGGATTCTACACGTGGCACAAGGAAGCAACTAACACAATCAGCAACAAGACCTTGACCTCTAACGTTGCTACTCTGACCACAGGCTCCGCCCACGGGTTTGCTGTTGGTCAATCGGCAGTTGTCACCGGTGTTGACGCAGATTTCAATGGAACCTACCTCATCACAGCCACCCCTTCGACAACAACCTTCCGGTACGCCAAAGTATCTGCAGATGTTGCCTCGACCCCCGTGTCCCCCGCCGGTACAGTTATTCGCCAGCGTGGTTACATCGCAGTCTCCGACTTCGGTGGGCAGGGTTCGACAAGCACCTACAACGTGCCTGGTGAGGACGACTACAACCCAGACCTTCCGATTGACTTCATTATCGCATCGTCTGAGGACCCTACTTCCTAAGTAGTTGAGGCGGGCAGTAGGTGAGTGCTCAGTACTTATCAACTGCCCGCCTTTCCTCACAAATAAGGAGAATTATGAGTAATCTGTGGGTTGACACCGCCGAGCTTGGCGAATTTGCCGAATCAGAATACGCGTACGATGCGGTCAAAACCGCGTCATATCTTCTGTGGGGTCTTTCTGGCCGCAAGTTCAGCGGGACAACCACCGTCACTGAGCGTTATGTCTCCACGCTAGAACCACTTCTTTCCGGGGGCTCCAGCGTTGCTGCTACCCCCGTGCTCATAAACGGACGTGTAGAGAACCTTGCCGGTGGGCGCAGCAATGCACGCCAAGATTTGCAGGGGGACGGGACCTCATCTTCCCGGAGGGTCCGCCTTCGTGGTCGCAAAGTTGTTGAGGTTCACAGTCTCCGCGACAGTTCCGGAGAGATTGTTGACCCCAGTACTTACTACATGGGTGACCACTCCACAATCTACGGCACCCCCAACGCCAAGTGGACGTCATCCAACATCGAAGTTACTTACACTTATGGTAGCCCCCCGCCCACAGCGGGACGTGCAGCTGCCCGGATTCTTGCCACCGAGCTTGTCAAACTTTACGAGGGCGACGACACTTGCGCTCTCCCCCAACGTGTCACTTCCGTTGCCAGGCAGGGCGTGTCCTACACCGTCCTCGATAACCAGGACTTCATTGACGAACTGAAGACTGGAATGTACGCGGTTGACCTCTTTCTCAGGACAGCCAACCCCGACAAAGCTCGGGCCCGTTCACGTGTCTTCAGCCCAGACATCCCCAGAGCTCGCCGTATAACCGGGAAAAACCCCGCCTTTGAACTCAGTGCTTTTGATTTGTACTTCAATCAAGAAGGTGGCACAAACATTTATTACACTAATGAGCTCGGCGCAGACTTTCTTGCCGACGACTCCGCCTGGGTTGTGTCTGCTGTTGTCTCTAACTGGGCCAACACAGTCACAAAGACTTTCCCAAACGCTGCCCTGTACGACAACGTAGAGGGGACTATTCGCCTCAACGTCAGCTATGCGAATCTTTTATCTGTTTTAGGTCCACGTGACCCAGGTACAATTGACTTGTATGCAACTCGTCCAAGTTTAGGTAATCCTTCAGTTGATGAGATTATCAATATTTTGACAAGCAATATTATTTATCAATTAGGAAACAGACTAAAGCCGATAGCTATCGCTTAGCAGTTAGGAAAATGACATGCCAATAACAGACGTAAGCTCCGTGAATGACGAAGCAAAAAACCTTGTCAATTTCCTTCAAGAAGTTCTTGACCGAATTGTTGTTGTCTACGACTCGTACAACATGCCCGTGCCTAGCAGACAGTACTTCACAATGGGCAACCCCGTTGTTGACTGTGAACAGATTTCTGTCTCCTTCACCCAAATGTATATCGGCACCCCCGGGGACGAAGCCACTGAGCCTCGCCGGTGTGCTGACCCACGTACTGCCACTATCCAAGTCCAGGTAGCCCGTGGGGTCCCTGTTGCCCAACCAAACGGCAACCCACCCACGGCAGCAGACATCCAAGCCGGAGCGACTCTTGGGGCCCTAGATGCCTGGATTCTGATAGAGAGCGCAAGTGAACTAGACACCTGGGGAGAGACCGGTGGCTACGGCTTGGGAGTTATTGCAACTGTAGATTCTGACCCCCCTGAAGGTGGCTACCAAACCACTCGGCTGACTCTCACGATGTCGATTCCCTAATGGCTCGAGTTACTTTCTACGAGCCAATGATGGACTTCTACTTGGACCAGCCCCTTGGTCAAGTTGGTAGATACATGAAATATCAGGGCAGAAAAATCATGGTTCGCGCCAAGGCACAAGTGGGAGTAAAGAGCGGTGCGTTGCGGGCAAACATTCACATGCGACACGTTCGTATCAAACGTGGGCAATACATCAAAATAATTGCCTCCCTGAGATACGCACGTATGCACCACGATGGCACACGTCCCCACGTGATTCTCCCAAGAAAGCGTCAGGTCCTTAGATTCATGTCTAAGGGGCAGATAATCAACACGCATATGGTGCTACACCCCGGTACAAAGCCAAATAGGTTCCTTACAGACCAACTCAAGATGATAGACTAAACAAGACAGTTCAACCCCATCCAATAATCAATACACAAACAGTAGGAGATAGTATGACATCCAGATTCAAAGATTTCGGCGCAGACACCGGAGCCTCGACTGAGCCACTTTCTTTCATGATTCATGGAGAAACTTTTGAGTGCTACCCAGCTATGCAGGGCAAAAAGCTTCTTTCCCTGGTTGCAACGACTGAGGGCGGGGACACCGCAGCAGTGGTAGCAACCATCAACAGTTTCTTCGAGACCACGCTCAAGCCGGAAAGCTATGCAAGATTTGACTTGCTTATGGAGGACCCGGAAAGAATTATCTCCGTGGAAGCGCTCGGGGACATCACAGCTTGGTTGGTGGAAGAGTACACGAACCGCCCTACGAAGGAGTCCTCGGACTCCTAGATTGGGCAAAGGAGTTGTGGCCCTACGTCAATGGTAAAGCTTTGATGAGCGGAGTCCGGCTCCTAGAGCTGGACTCTGTTGACATGCTTGACATTGTTCACTATCTCTTTGAAGAAGATAACACGTACAGCACCCCCGAGGGTGTCGAGAGTCGTTCTAAATTGAGGACTCTCCTGTACGGTAAATTGTACAATAAAGAGTATAAATTTCCATACACTTCTTCGGAAACAG